AAGCGAGTCTTAGCTAAACTAATTAAAAGGATTGAAAAGATTATGACTAAACTCGATGACCTCAAGGCAGCTGTTGAACGTAACACCGCTGTCGATGATTCCGTACTTACCCTTCTAGACGGCATTGTCCAGCAGTTGAAAGACGCTCAGGCTTCTTCCAACCCAGCGGCTATGGATGAGCTGATTGCTAAGCTTGATGCTAACACTCAGAAGATGACTGATGCGGTTACGAAGAATACCCCGCATGAGGAACCTGCTCCAGTAGCTGTTAACTCGTAATAGAATGGGGAGGACGCTCCCCTTTCATTTATGCCTCTTATAGAATACTCAGTGAGCCTTGGCAATATCCTGACGATCCTTTCGGTCGTCGGTGCAGTCATGACTTTCATTTGGACAATGCGTGGGGATATAAATATAGTTAAGAATGACATCCGTTACCTCCAAGATAGTCAGAAGGCATTGACGGAGGCATTCTCCCAACTGGGAAAAATACTGACGAGCGTCGCTGTCCAAGATGCTCGGATCTCAATGATCGAAAAGAAAATGGACGAACTGGCTCATGGCCATGGGTACGTAGACGCTAGGACAGCGCGTACATGAAAGACTCGTTGATGAGACAGTCTATGATCCCTGTTCCTGATCCTACTCAACTTACTACAGATGCAGTAGACAGGGCCAAGGCTGAGCTAGACATCCGGATGGAAGCTCTTCGGGAACTCATTGATCAGAAGTTCGTCGGAGTTGCTACAGAATTTACTATGCGCGACATCGCGCTAGCAGCAGCGTTCAAGGCAGCAGAAGCTGCAGTATCACAACAAAATCAAAGCAATCAAATCGCTGCTGATAAAGCTCAGTCAGCTTTCACGAAACAAATAGATGGTCTAGATGAAAAGATCAACGATCTTAAAGAAAGGATGTCCGAATTGACTAGTAAGAACTACTCCGCGCTAGGAGGATATCTCGTTGGTATTCTAGGCGTCATTGGAATAGTAACTGCAATCTTCATTCGGTTTCAACATTAATGGCAATTACAAATCCTGAAGCAATCCGCTTCGTAAACGAACAAATACGTCCTCTCTGTGAGGAAGCCCGAGCCATCTGCGCTCGGATAGATGCTATGACCACTCTTTGGAACAGTGGTTTGAATTCTTCCTTCCCTAATACAACTGAAGTTGTAACTGACAATCGTGTCAACGAAGGTGTGTCTATTTTGACTGGTGCTAATATCAATTCTGCTATAGGCATTCTTCAAGCAATGAAGGCAGCGAGTAATACCCAAATCATTGAAAAACCCTGTGTAAGGGTCCTGTTGGCGCAATAAATGGCTTTCAATGCTGCTGTAGTTCTTGAAGTACGCCTGACTGGTTCCGACACCAATGGTGGAGGATTTCAAACAGGTGCGTCTGGAACTGATTGGTCGTTGCAGGATGCTGCACAATACTCCGTTACCGATGGAGTAACTGCAGGTACTACTACGATTACCAGTGCTACAGCTAACTTTGGTACAGATGTTGTAGGCAACATCATGTATGTCCAAGGTGGCACAGGTTCTGTCGTAGCTGGTTGGTATCAGATTACATCTAGAACTAATAATACAACTATCGTTGTAGACAGAAGTACAGGTTTAACTGCAGGTACTGGCGTCACGCTGAAAATAGGCGGAGCTTTACAGTCTCCCGGAATGGCTGGTGGGGTTCTTGTCAGTGGAGGAAGTGTTGCCGGTAATAAGGTTTTTATAAAATACAACGCTTCTCCATATGTTATAACCACCAATGGTACTAACGTTTCAGGAGGATGTGCAGTACCTCCTTCCGATGTATATTGGTCTGGCTACGACACTACACGAGCGTTATACACCATACAAGCACATAGACCGACCCTTCAACTTAATTCTGGTGTGTCTTCGGCTAATGTGATGGGTGGAACTAACAACACCTATTACCTACAAAGTTTAATACTCGATGCAAACAGTCAAACTAGCAGTAGAGGGGCCTTTCAAACTGGTGAGTTCTTTTACGTCAAAGCTATGAATGCTACTACGGCTGGTATTTTCAATAATGGTGATTCAGGCAAAGCTTTTCTTTGTGAAGCCACTGGATGTACCGCGACTCCAATCCGAGTAGCCTTTTGCCATTCATGCGTTGCTTATAATAATACGTTGACATCCCCAACTAATGCGGGGGCCTTCCAACAAAATGGACTTTACTCCTCTGTTAATTGTATAGCTTACGGTAACAATTGCATAGGTTTTACAACTTTCCTGAATATTAATTGCACTTCCTATGGAAATTCTTTAGCCGGTTTCGATGCAATAAACCAGACTACGATTTGTGCTAATTGCATAGCTGAAAATAATGCTACCACTGGTTACAGAACTAACGTAGGCAGGATCACGTTAATAAACTGCGCTTCTTATAATAATACCTCAGGACGTTATGGCTCAGGTGGAGGCACTCTTAATGGAGATGTAAACCCAATTACAGGTTCCGGATCGTTCTTTACAAACGCAGCTAGCCAAGATTTCTCTCTTAACAATACGGCTGGCGCTGGTGCTTCAGCTCGTGCGGTTGGATTTCCCGCTTCCTTTCCTGTCGGCACAAATCTTAATTATCATGATGTTGGCGCTCTTCAACACCAAGATAGCGGTGGCGGCGGCAGTACAGGTATTTCACGCGCTAGAGGCGCATCAGGTTTCTAATGACAGAACGTATTCCTCAATCTACTTCTAAACTAATTGTATTCAAGGCTTATCTTTCTTCTGATCATGTAACCGAAGCGACAGGCAAAACAATAGCCATCACTATCAGTAAGAACGGTGGTGCTTTCGGCAATCCTAATGCGGGTGCTACCAACGCTACTGAAATATCTTCAGGTTGGTATAAGGTTACTTTAGACACTACAGACACTAATACGTTAGGTCCTCTAGCAATTAGAGGTGCTGTAGCAACTATCGATGATATAGGAATTCTTGTAGAAGTAGTCTCAGCTACGTCAGGTGGATATACCAATTTAGACGCTGCTGTCAGTTCTAGAATGGCTACATACACTCAACCAACAGGCTTCCTATCAGCAACATTCCCAACGGGAACTGTAGCTAATACAACTAACATCACCGCAGGTACAGTAACTACTGTCAGTGGTAACGTCAACGGTTCTGTTGCTAGTGTTAGTGGTGCAGTTGGAAGTGTAACTGGTTTGACTGCAAGTAATCTCGATACCACTGTTTCCAGCCGTCTTTCGACTGCAGGTTATACTGCTCCAGACAACGCAGGTATTACAGGTATTAAGGCTAAGACTGACAGTTTGACATTCACAGTTGCAGGTAGAGCAGATGCCAATATCAGATCGGTCAATAGTATCGCTGTAACTGGAAACGGTTCTCCCGGAACACCTTGGGGGCCATAAATGGCTTCTCATTGGGGTGTATCTTGGGGAGTAAGCTGGGGAGTTAGTTGGGATATCGTCGATACTCCTGTCGTAGAGACAGTTGTAGGTGGACGTAGATGGACAGCAACTCCAGAAGAGATTGCTAGGGATAAGGAAAACCGAAGTAAGTTCCCTTATGATCATAAATTCCCTAGAAGTCACGAAGAACAAATAAAACAGTCTGCTGCTATTCTTGCAAGGTCTGGTGGGTACGCAAGAGCTAAGAATTTAACTCCAAGTCAACGTGTAAAGATTGCTACAAATGCCGCAAAAGCCCGCTGGAAATAACCTGCAAGCATAGAAATCAATGAAACCTGATAAAACGAAATCAAGTAAGCAAAATTCTAAGTCTAGTGATGAAAAGGTGAAGCCTTACAAGAAACCAGCAAGCATAAGTAAACATGCTAAAATTATAGGTAGTTTAGGCGGAAGGCCTCGTAAAAATGCCCAGATACAATACTAAAGGCGAAGTTGAACTGACTTCTCTTCCCGGGAATGCCTTACATGGGCGTCACAATGCCGATGGCAGCTTAAACATGGTTATTAACGATGGAAGTACGTATACAGGACGAAATCACCCTAGTGGGGCTCTCAACGCTGTAATTACTACTTCTAGAGCTGCTGCTCAGCATCCTAATGGCAGTCAATACGTAATTCTTCAAGCGGACGGGGTTGGGTATACTCCCGTTGGTAATGGCACTTAAAAAGAAAGTAGCGACCGAGCTACAAAAACAAAGAGAAGATCGAAAGATACAGGCTTTAAATAGTCTGGAGTCTTTCATCAATCTCGTACATCCTAAACGTATGTTGGGCAACATCCACCGGGATGTAATAAACTGGTGGACGCGACCGGAAGCAAAGACACATCAATTGCTCCTGTTGCCTCGAGACCACATGAAATCAGCTCTTATAGCATACCGCGTGGCGTGGGAACTTACACGTGATCCCACTTTAAGGGTGCTGTATATTTCTTCTACTTCCAATCTGGCTATCAAGCAGCTGAAGTTCATCAAGGACATCCTGACGTCAGACGTTTATCGTCTCTACTGGCCAGAAATGGTTAATAAGGAAGAAGCTAAACGAGAGAAGTGGACAGAGAGGGAAATCTCACTTGACCACCCGAAGCGTAAAGAATGGGCTATCCGTGATCCTTCTATCTGGACTGCCGGGCTTACTACTAATATCGTTGGTATGCATTGCGACATTGCAGTTCTTGATGACGTCGTTGTTGCCAATAATGCTTATCAAGAAGACACCCGAGAAAAGATAAAAGATCAGTATTCACTTCTCTCTTCAATTGAAACTGTGAATGCTAAAGAGTGGGTTGTTGGTACTCGTTACCATCCTCGAGATCTCTATAGCAGTTTGAGAGAAATGGAGATAGATGAATATGATGAATTGGGAAGTATTGTTCGATCAGAGCCCCTTTTTGAAGATAAGGAATTCCCTGTTGAAAATCTTGGAGACGGAACTGGAGAATTCCTTTGGCCCCGATCCCAAAGTCCTGACGGAAAGTGGTTCGGTTTGAACTCAGAAGAGCTCGCAAAGAAACGGGCGCAATATATCAATAAAGTACACTTCCGAGCCCAATATTACAACGATCCAAATGACCTCGA